CGTTTCTGTTTACGGGCGATTTCCTTGTTCGCCTCGATACCCGAATTCCAAAGGGTAGAGTTATACTCCGCCAATGGATCTTTCTGACCAATCGTGGTCAAAGAGTTTTCGATGTACCATCCACCGGGCCCCTGAAACCCATGATTGAAAACACGCACATACGGCATGTCTTCACCATTTGGTGCAGGGAGGAATCGAATGACAGCATATCCACTGCCAGACTTATCGAGTTCCGCTTTCCAGAAGCGGTCATCTTCCCGATTGAAATTGTTTTTGGGGTTATTGATTTTCTCAACCTCTTGGGTGAGTTTTTCCAAATCGGTTTTCCGATTCTTCTTGAGGGATGCAAATGAACCTGCCATTTTATTCTCCTTATTCTACTTGTTTCAGATTATCCACTTTATGCATAATGTAAATCTACTTGTTTCTTAAATATGTCTACGTATTTCTGCTTATTCACATTCAAAAATGGTGCATACTTTACACAAATATTATATAGTTCCGGCCAAATGACCGATTCCTCTATGTTCTCATTGAACTTAGAGGTAAAGTGAAGTATCGAATCCATTATGATGAAGGATTCAATCGACACTTCCTCGCCAAATAAACGGCGAAGCACAGGGGGATGTTGACCATCCCGACAATCAAAAAGTAAATTAAACTCACTAGATTGATCAAATAACGTATCAATCTCATTTTCAAACACATACGGAAGGCCTTGGATTTTCGCTTTCCATGCGATATAAGTCTGGCGACCTTCTGGTGATGTGATGTTGCCCACCCAAAGATCATTAGTTTTAACGAAGTTTGAGACAAGAAACTTAGTGAGTTCATCTTCTTTATAAATTTTTGACAAACGTATGAAATGGTGTTTGTCTTTTCGTTTCTCAAAAGAAGATTCGCTTGCACGAACCTTTCCTTTGAATTTAAAATAATCGTATTCTTTCCGATTGAAATGTTGTTTCAACGACAAATATTTTTGGTACACTTCAAAAGGTGTCACTTGGTATATCATATAGGGAGTTTTGATGTTTTAGGCATGAAAATCAATATCTCTGCCTCTTCCCTTAATTTATTCTTGGTTTTAACATTGATAAGCCCCGCAACCGTTTCCGACTCAAGACCGTTTTCATCTGCATGATAAAGCATTGCATCAAGATAACTCATACTGGTTCTTTCAACAATTTCTTCAATTTCAGTATTATATTCTTCAGAAGAATAAAAATTTAGTAATTCTGACATTATCCCTTTATTATATCAAACAATGATAACATGTCAAGTTAAATCGTATCATTATTATTTGTATTTCCATTCCCTACGGCTTCTCCTTCTTTTTGTTCAGGATCATCCTTATCTTTGAACCAATAATCTGTTGCCTTAGCGAGGACTGCCACATAGGCCCCAACCATGATATTAATTAAGTCCCTTGACTCGGCCGGTAATGCACCAAAAAACAATAACCATATTAAAAACAAAAAAGTCATAACTATAATCATGGACAATGAAAATCGTGCCCACCAATTCAACTTCTTTCTTGTTTCAATTCTTTCATGTCTAAGTGCTTCCATCGGATTGCTTTCCCATAATTTTTCTTCTAGATTTTCAATCATTTCAAATGAAGTATTAATTTTCCCATCACCCAATCTTTTGTGAACTTTATTATTCATGTTCCGTTGTCCGTAATGTGTGTAGTGGCCGGTTCTTCTGTTCCCAAGCGACCGGCCGGAACCACTATAGTCCTAACTCGGCTATTTCCTACGCAGCGAGTGCGTAAGAAAATGCGGTATAATCGTTATTGTTTGCGATTATGGATTTGATGTTGGTCATCACCCTATCTGTTCTCTCTGATACTATCTCTTACAATCGAAATCTATTTCAGCCCCATCAACAAATTACATTCAGTCCCACAAGTCCTTATCCCAATTCTTATCGAAATGTTCCTCGTAGTGTTTCTTTTTGGATTTCCCAGTTTTCTCTCTTTTTCCTGCGTTGTCTCTTGCAGTCATGCGCCGTGCAACTTCGGATCTATTAAGAAAACTTGGGCCATTCCATATTTCTCTAAATGACATATAATCTCTTGGTGGAGCTGATCGGAATCGCACCGATGTCTTATAAGATACCCTCTCAGGTCATCAAACAAATTCCTGTATATCTGTAAATATTTATATTATCCATTTTTACTAAAATGGAATGCATTGCATACTTTAAGAAGTTCTTCAACATAATCTTCAGGATTATATTCTTTCCAATCAACAAGTAAATCTACAACTTTATCACCATCCATAAATGGTACTGGTTTTTTAGGATCACTAAAACGAATAAGTGTACAAATCACAATTTTTTTCGGAACCAATTTATACATTTCGGCCAACATATGACAATATGCTGTTCCTTGTAAAATATAATTGAAAACATATTCATCTTTTTTAATATAACTTCCTGTCTTCCAATCAATGACTGCAAGTTCACCATTATAATCTGCAATCAAATCTGCAGTTCCTGCAACCTTGAGGTGATCTGACCACATTGACAATTCAATTCCACGAATATTGTCAATCCTTGCATCAATTTGTGGTATGCCTGCAAGAACAAGTTCTTTGTGTTCTTGCATCACACTACTCTTACCATCTTTTTGTTTTAAATAGTTTTTATCACCACGCAAATATTTCTCAAGTATTCCATGAATATTAGTACCACGCCTTGCAGCACGATGTGAAATTTTATCCGCTTTTTCTTTTCCAATGTTTTCTCTCCACGCTTCAATACCTTGCTTGGAAATCATATGATAAAGAAGATTCGTGATAGATGGATATGTACCATTCGGAGAATGATATACCCTATCTTTACCTGAATTGTCTTGTTCTAGTTGATCTTTTCGATTTTCAAGAAGATCATAATTAAATTGTTTCATATATTAATGTACATCTATTGTACTGTGTAGATGTTTGCTTTTTATATCTTTAAGTTTGTCTTTAAAAGCATCATCTGGTTTCTTCCCTGTAAAGTGCCAGGGATCACCAATATATGGTTTCGCAAACATCATTTTAATTACACCATCACAGTCAGAAATCGGACATGGTTTTTTGGTGGGTTCGTCCCTTCGAGCTATGGGCAAGGACTCTTCAAAATCCTCGCCACATTTCTCGCAAACGTAGTCATAATAAGGCATATAATTATTATTTCATTTTATGATTTTTCAATCAAATTACCATTTTCATCAATAAAGTCACAAGGGCCGACAATACAAGTCCAATTTCCCTTTTTTTCTTTTTTAGGTGTAGATTTCCTAACAATAGGTGTATGTTTCCTACCAATTGGTTTTTCTACTATTACAGGTGTCTCTTCATGTGTATGAACAACTTTTCGTCTTTCAATTACACAATCTGGACACTCGCCAGTTTTCGTATCCAACACACATCCAGACATTGCGTGACAGACCTGTTCTGTCACATATTCAACTCCTGCTAATGCGGATGAACTCAAAAACAGAACAAACCATAATATAAGTATTAAATTTTTCATATTTGTTCCTTTTTTATTGTTACATGTATATTATAACCTATTAGAACAAAAATGTCAAGTTATTTTCAATGTTTTTTGTAGAAAATATGCCTATCTATCGAAGCCATAATCTTCTTCCTTTTACTCCACTTTGGATATGTCTCCATCCAATTTGCATGATAGTGCGTTGCACCATCTGTTATGTCGATTAGTGCTTTGTCATAATGATTTACGAGAACCTTTTTTGCAAGTTCTTGTGCAGACTCCCAAGTTCTGCCTTCTCTTGGGTCATCTAATAAACCATCACAATACCAACTAAATTGACACCTATCTCTCACAGGAACATATTCTTCTATTCTTGCATTATAACGATGTATGCCCTCATGCACTACTCCACATATGGAATTGGGATAATTAGCACCTAATGTACGATTTAACGTAACATTCGCTACTGCTAATTTTCCTGCTGTACTCTCCACTCCTGCCTCAAAGTAAATATTTTTCGCTAAACAGAGAACATCTGCCGCTGTATATTTTACTTTATCAAATTCAAGAGGTTTGTAATAGTCTGGTGCAGCCCTACTCGCAACTATGGTTGGTTTCCATATTTGAGTAGGTGCATTACTATTAAGCGGTGAAGTAGTATACCATAGTGTAGCAAACAGAGCAAGGAACACCCTTACTGTCTTTACCATACTTGTACCTTTTTTTGGTTATTAATTTCATTCACAGAAACATGAAATATAAAACTCATCAACCAAATGTAGTTATATTTATGCAATTTTATCGTTCAGGCGACAGTTTTTTACCAATCTACACCTTTACTTGTTGTCGTTGGAGTGGTATCCTTTTTCACAATCTTGTCCTTCTTAGCCGGTGGTTCTTCTTTTTCTTCAATATCTGGAAGAAGATCTGGCCAGGTATCCTTAACCAACTTATAAGATAACCCCTTATAAGACAATTTTCGATCCTTAACAGCAAGAATAAGTTTTGCATCATTTGGGTCAACTCGTTCTAATAATTCAACAAACATTGATTCTCTTCGGAGCATAGGAAGATCATGAGGACTTGGATCAACATAATAATCCAACTTTTTTACCTCAAAATGAAGTGAATTTGGAGTTGAATCCGCTACTTGTCCTGGCGTATATGGTGGAGCTCCAGATGGAAGATGCCATTTAACATCTGGATGATAATTCAATTGTAACAACGCCCTAGTTGCAA